TTATAAATTGTAGAAATTCTTAATATTTTAGTAGATGTATCTTTATTATGTATAATATATTGTGTACAAACACCATTTGAATTCGGTTTTCTATTCGCCAAAGTATAAGTAAATACATCATTTTTATCCTTTGTTTGTTGTTCTTGAATAGAAGCAAATTGTGTATATCTATAGTCGCTGAGGTTTTCAAAACATTTTTCTACTACTTGTTTATCTCCATCCTTTATATTACACGTTACTACAGATATTTCTGTTTTAATTATATCGGTGGTAGGATTAAGAGCAAGAATAGGAGAAGCAACAGGAGTAGCAGCAGGAGTAGCAACAGGAGTAGGAACAGGAGCAACAGGAGTAGGAACAGGAGCAACAGGAGTAGGAACAGGAGCAACAGGAGTAGGAGCAGGAGTAGGAGCAGCAGGAGTAGGACCAAGAACAGGAGCAGCAGGAACAGGAGGCTTAAGAGAAGTAGGAGCAGGAGAAGTAGGAGCAGGAGAAGTAGGAGCAGGAGAAGTAGGAGCAGGAGCAGGAAGACCAAGACCAGGCTTAGGAGCAGGAGAAGTAGGAGCAGGAGCAGGAAGACCAAGACCAGGCTTAGGAGCAGGAGTAGGAGTAGGAGTAGGAGCAGGAGCAGGAGTAGGAGGAGTAAGAGTAGGTTCAACAGGACCAAGACCTGAACCAGGAGGTGCCGAAGGTATATGTGGACCATATGAAATTTTTATAGGAGCGACAGGAGCGACAGGCCCCGGTTCCGGTAAAATACTTTTATATATATTATTTATTTGTGTATTTATCGATGGACGTTCATCTACTTCAAAATTATCATCATTTGCTCTAACAATATATTGATTAAAATCCAAATTCAATACTGTACAAACATTAATATTATTCACGGTAGCATCATTTTTTATATAAACAACATATGTTTTACGAAAATCTACTGTTTCGTTTGTAGTACTGGTCGGCATTTTATACAAATATTCGTCATTAGCTTGGTCAAATTCGTACTCAACTATTACTCCATTATTACATGAGGTAATATCTGTCGTTATTAAATATCCATTATTTGAAATATCATTAACACATATTTGTCCATTATTATTAATACTCTGTGTACGTTTGGTTTTTTTACCTTTACTATAACCCATGTGTCTATGTTTGGAAATCCTCGGTTGTTTTATATTGCCTAATATTCCCAGTGATATTCCCAGTACAGAAGAAAAAGGCGTAGACATAATTATAGATTTCCTATTTATATTTAACTCGATTTTTTATAATAATATTTATTATAAAAAATATAATGACTAAATATTTAAGTCAAACCGATTATAACAATTTATAGTAATAATCGGTATACATAACATTGTTTTTTATACTTCGACTCATCTTGGCCGCACACATGCCTTCATTTAGCGCCGCACTTGCGATTGTATCCCATGTTCCAATAATATAATTCGTAGATATAGTCATTTTTACCACCTTTTTACCAGTAGACGAAGTCGTTTTTGGTTTGACCATATCTTTAAATAGCGACAATCCATAATACCCTTCATTACTCGTATTTTCGCTCCATACTGTTGATTTCAACGCATATTGCGACGAATTCAAATAGTCCTTGAGTTCTTTCATATCGGTTTTCTCATCAATCTCTTTACTCATGGTTAGTTTCCATCGTTGATATTCCAATAATAATACCGAATTTAACACCTTGCCACTATCCGAAAATCGGCACATTTGGAATATAAAGCTTTCCACCGTCGAATCTTGTAATACCTTTTTATATTCCACCTGTTTTAATTTGATGCCTACATATCCATTATTTCCACCAACCCTTTTCGGTTTGAAACGAGTATCCAAATAGCTTTTTAGAGCATGAAATACTTCCTTTGATGGTTTGGTTTGACTCCATAGCCGATACCTGCCCTCTATATCTACTGATACATCTTCGACATCGGGGCGGACTATACAAATATTCGCCACAAATTCGTTGAATTTTATGGTTAATTCGTCTTCCGGTATTAACACATTTTGATATACCGAAGTGTTTTCTACGCGGACTATTTCCAGACTGGATTGCTGTTTTCCGATTTGCTCTTTTAATTCGTTGATTTCTACCGCATGTCTTGTGATTGTGTTCTTATTCTTGGCGTCTTCCTCTTTTAATTCTCGGTTTTCGGTTTCCAGTTGTTCGTTTTGTAGCATTATTTTGTTGAAATTGTCGATACTATATGTCTTGGAATGAATAATATCCTTGATGTGTTTCGCCAACTTTTCCGTTGTGAAATTAGTATCATACGCAATTATTTCGGTCTTGTTTTTTCCATTCACCTCAATATTGCGAATTTGACGTTTGATTTTGGGATAGGTTTTGATGAGATTCTCTATTTCTACCTTGTTTTGAACACGAAAGGCATAACACAATATGAAATTGATGTATTGTTTGCGATGGTCGATGATTCTGGTGGATAAATCGTTCGTATGACCGAATTTGATTAATTTCTCGCCTTGTTCATTTGTATTGTCTATTGTTCCGAAATAAATACATTCCGTGTTTAATGGAAATTGGACGATGGTTGCTTGCTCGACCGCACGTTGCTTTTCTTTTTTATTGGTCGAAATCGTATGGTCTTTTTCTAATATGGTATTTTCTCTTTCTGATATAACCGTATTTTGATGCTCCAATTGTAGTCGTAATTCGTCGGTTTCTTCTTCCACGATTTGATGCATGACCTCTTCCATTTTCATATAATATTCGTGGATTTCTGATGCTTTTTTTGTTTGGGCTTTCAAACATAACGACTTGAAACATTTGATTGTTAGCATTATTTTTTTGATATTATGTCCGCCATTTTGTTTAACTTGTTCAGAACCCTGCGATTCTGGGGTATTAACCTGCAGGTTAAGCAGTTTTTTATAATCAACGTCTATTTTAAACTGTTTTTCTAATAATAATTCTGCTTTTTGTTTGGTAGAAAATTCTAACCATTTCCATATATTATCCATATCAACTACAAAATCAACATTTTTATCATAATTCAAGTAGCAATAAAAACTGCTTACGAATAATTGCGATTCAAAGTCGGTAAAATTATCCTTTATCTTGGTCAATAATTTACTATTATATGCACTTGATAGCTTGGTTATAGGGTTTTTCTCGATAAGCTCAACGATGTTCATCTCTGATATACTGGTATGATATATATTATAAGGTATCTAGTTATAAGTGGTTATATATAAAAAAGCAGAATTTATAAAAGCAGTTATTTAGGATTTGAAAACAAAACGCAATTTATTTCACTCAATACATTGGATAAATCAAAGGAATCTATATTTGGGTTGTATCTTATGAATTTATTTCCCAGTGAAACTATGTATTCTTCCCTGTGTTTTTCTTGGTCGGCATCTCTATCTTCGTGATTGTTTTCATCACATTCAATTACAAGTTTATAATCTATAAATCGACTCTATATTTACCAAAGATATATTGCCTTTTCATATTAAATGTTTTTTTGTATGTGTTCTCGATAAATCCTATGGTCTGATTTTCAATACACATTCCAACATTTATACATTTTACTGTATCACTTATATCAACTATGTATCTATTGCGTAAATTATATGAATTTTTTAATAATTCGAATGCTGATTCTGTAAGCATAAATGAAATTTTGTTTTGCCCACCATAATTGCCTCTATCTTTATATTTTCCCTTTTCAATAGTATAATGAATATTTTCTCTATAATTTTTCTTTAAATATCTGGTTAAATTTACTTTTTTATTATTCGATAAATACAATAATTCATCTAAATCACGAGTAAATTCAGTCATAGTTATTAATTGATATATTATTTGTATTAATATATCAATTTTATATAAATAAAAAAGCGTCAGTCTTTAAAGACGACCGGTTTTATCGAGTAATATATCATATTTAAAGCGAGTAGGCTAAATGATAATCGGTTTTATCGTATAAACAAGACATTTATATTTTACTCCATATGGAGTAGCACCATTTACCACTTATGTGTCGTCTTTTTCACGGTTATTTGTTGTCCCGCCGTCTTTTTCTTGGCTTTTGACGGGTCATATGCCCCATCTTCATCATCGCTACCCAAATCCTTTGATATATCCCAGAATTCTTTCGACCCCAGCTTGAAATCGGGTCGTGTTTCTGCCTTATACCAAAATATTTGGTCTTGTAGTTTATTCGATTTTGCGTTGTTATTTATGACTAAACACTCATAATTTTCCGTAGTTTGGTCCATTACCGAGTTAAATGACTCGAAAGTTGGGAACATGGACGCATAGTTCTCCCAAATGCGTTTTCGATTTGTTGCGTATGGTTCTCTCAAAATAAAAACGTAGTCGATGTTGGTGCGGAGATTGGGCGGAATGCCTAAAGGATATTGCATTGTGATGATTAACATGACCTTCCAATGTCGCCCGTTCATAAACAACATTCTCATCATCTTGTCGCGCGTCCATGTTTGGTCATACAGACAATCATCCAAGATAACAAAAGTCCGTGGATCGATGGATGACCTGCGATATTGCTCGATTTCTTTTGCGACTTGTTTTAGCACGACCTTTTGTCTGCGCAGGACATTTTCGATTAAGACCGTGTTGTATTCTTCGTGAATGAACAATTTCGGCACTAATTTAGCATAAAATCCGTTTCCCGCTTCCGTACCGGATATGACGGTGCCGATTGGGATATCTTGGTGAAAATATAGGAGGTCTCGCACGAGATACGATTTTCCTGTATCACGTCGTCCAATCATAACGATAACAGGCCCTTTATTTTCGTCGGGTTTGAATGTAATCCAACGCATATCGAATTTCTTTAATTCGAGAGTCATATAATATTAAGGATTATGTTATTCTTTCGATTTAGACTAATATCGTTTATAAACACAAAATCAATATATTCTTGATAATTATATTAACGGAAATGTCTTGTAAAATGAATGAGGTAGAAGTGCCTAAATTATCCAATGATAAACAGGTGAAATTATTCGATATAAATTATAACAAACATGTGCCGTCTTTAGACGAAATTGCGCAAAGTAATACAACTATCGCTAATATTCAAAGATACAACCCGTTATATTCACAATTTTTCGAATTGAATTCGAATAATTACAATCAGATTTCACTGAATCATCGATATCATTATAAAGACATGAATACTATTATTGATTCCATGAATAAAACGGAAATAAATCGCAATATATTTGTAAAATATTCGCCTCTTTTAGACCCCATCAAATTTATGATTGGAAAATACAATTTAGAAGATCCAAAAACGAAAATGTTACCGTCGTTGGATATGACGGAAGATACAATGTTGGCCAAGATTTTGAGTCATCAAAACGCTTCTTATACAGATGGATTTTTCAGTTTCTTGACAAGTATAACATTGAATGAACATGGAATAAAACACGGCGTTGATTTCTATGGTTCTTTTCTTGGTATCCAAGATAGATTCAAGATAAATATTGAGGACGATTTGGAATATTTGTGTAATTCTGATTTCTTTAATGAAAATATAGGAAAAATAATGACTATTGAAAATTTGGAGCGTTCTTCTAGAAATCAATTGTTTAATTATGGGTCGCGAAATAATAAACAAAAATTGATAATCGCTGATGATATTGATATTAATTTGGATGTATTATTGGAAATCGCTTCATCTGTTGAAGATTTAGAACCCACGACCGATGATGAAGTTAACAATGGAGATATTGAAGTTGAATATTCAGCAGATACTATTTTATCAAATAATGGGTCAAAGACTTCATCTCGGTCTTCTACGGAGTCCAGTGAAAATACATCTAATAATAGCGAAAATAATTATAGTACTGAATCTGAAAAAGATGAAGATAATACAAAAGAAGACGAAGAATCTGTATGGGAATCATCCAGTGATACGTCAGAGTCAGAATCGTCAGTGGCCGAAGAAGACGAAACACACGCATATATTCACGATTTTCCGGTTCAAATGATATGCTTGGAAAAATGCGATGGAACATTAGATGAACTATTAGTGAATCGAACAATTAATGAAGATATGGGAGCATCGGCACTTTTTCAGATTATTATGACGCTGATTGTATACCAAAAAATGTTTCATTTTACACATAATGATCTTCATACAAATAATATCATGTTTGTAAAAACCGACCAAGAATTCTTGGATTATTATTATAATGACAAATATTACCGTGTTCCAACATACGGTAGAATATATAAACTCATCGATTTTGGTAGAGCAATTTATAAATTCAAAGGCAAACAATTTTGCAGTGATAGTTTCGCAAATGGAGGCGATGCGGCGACACAATATAATTTCGAACCATTTATGAACAAGAAAAAACCGAGATTAGAGCCGAATTATAGTTTCGATTTATCGCGCTTGGCATGCTCCGTATTTGATTTCTTGATTGACCGCGAAGAATTCGATATTACAAAATTCGATAAATTTCAACAGATTATTTATGAATGGTGCTTGGACGATAATGGCAAAAATCTGTTATATAAACGCGACGGAGAAGAACGATATCCGAATTTCAAGCT